TCTTATCATGGCCATCGGCAGAGTTCTGATCAATGTGAAAGAGCCTGACACCAGCGGCTTCTACGAAAACCCAATCATGGTAGGCATTTAATGGCGCGCGATAAGAAACCCGGGCGGGTTCGATCTGCCCTCCAGAATTGGCTTGGCGTGCCGGTAGGTCTCACTAACGATTCATTTTGGCAGGAATGGTTTGGCACTTCAGCAAGCGGCCAAGTCGTCACGGTGGACAAGGCGCTTCAGTTGTCCGCTGTCTGGTCCTGCGTCCGCCTGCTTTCTGAGACCGTGTCGACGCTTCCCCTCAAACTTTATGAGCGCCGCCCGGACGGTGGTCGAGTTGCGGCAAAGAACCATCCGCTCTATGACATTTTGACGAAGCGGCCAAACTCGGAAATGACACCGGGTAGATTCATGCTAATGGTCGTTGCGAGCATCTGTTTGCGAGGCAACGCATTCGTTGAGAAAAAGAGAGTGGGCACACGGATCGTTGCACTGGATCCCCTGCTGCCTCAGTACATGACCGTCAAGCGACTTGATAATGGTCGATTGGAGTACAAGTACACCACCAAGGGCCAAGCCCGGGTAATACCCGAAGACGACCTGATGCACATCCGGGGCTTCGGTCTTGATGGTGTGTGCGGGATGTTGCCCGTCTCTACGGGCAAGGAGATATTCGGAGCAGCCATCTCCGCCGAGGAGGCGGCAGCGAAAGTCTTTGCTCAGGGAATGCAGGCTTCCGGAATACTGAGCAGTGATACTGCCCTAAAGCCCGAGCAGCGTGAACAGCTTCGAGCCAGCCTTCAGGCGTTCATGGGGTCAAAGAACGCCGGCAAGATCATGGTGGCCGAAGCGGGTCTGAAATATCAGGGCATCACGATGAACCCTGAGGCGGCCCAGATGCTTGAGTCGCGCTCGTATGGCATTGAAGAGGTCTGCCGCTGGTTCCGCGTGCCACCATTCATGGTCGGGCATATGGACAAACAGAGCAGTTGGGCATCGAGTGTTGAGGGGCAAAATCTTCAATTCCTGACCAACTGCCTGCGTCCGCTTCTCGAAAACATCGAGCAGGAGATTTTCAGGTGCCTGCTCGATCGCGATGATCGCTACTTTGCCGAGTACGCAGTTGAGGGCCTCCTCCGGGCTGACAGCCAGGGCCGAGCCAGTTATTACAACATCTGCCTGCAGAACGGATGGATGAGCCGTAACGAAGTGCGAAAGCTCGAAAACCTACCTCCGATCCCCGGCGGCGATGTTTATACCGTGCAGTCCAACTTGCTTCCCATAGAGCAACTCGGCCAAGGCAAGGACGGCGGCGAACAAGTGCGCGCCGCACTATCCGCCTGGCTTTCACCGAACGAAATAAGCCGGACCCCCGGCAGCTCTGGAGACTGACCCATGACAATTCGAAGCCTTCCGGCAGCGCCGGCGGGTCGCCCCTGCGCGGGCGTCTCGTTTGACCTCATGCCCCAGGCGATGGAGCGATGGAACGCTGATATCCAGGCAGCCGCCGAGGACGACAAGAACACGATTTCGATACTGGATGCGATTGGCTTTGACCCATGGTCAGGGGAGGGCGTCACCGCGAAGCGAATCTCTGCCGCCTTGCGCAGCATGGCCGGCGCTGACGTCACGGTAAACGTGAACTCACCAGGCGGGGATATGTTTGAAGGGTTGGCGATTTACAACATCCTGCGTGAATACAAAGGCCACGTGACGATCAAGGTCTTGGGGCTGGCCGCATCTGCCGCGTCGATTATTGCTATGGCCGGGGACGAGATTCAGGTCGCACGCTCTGGCTTCTTGATGGTGCACAACGGATGGACCATCGCCGCCGGCAACCGCCACCAGTTCCGCGAAGTGGCCGACATGATGGAGCCCTTCGACGCTGCCATGGGCGATATCTACTCCGCCCGCACCGGCAGCGATCTGAAGGCGATGCAAAAGCTGATGGACGCGGAAACGTGGATTGGCGGTTCTGCTGCCGTTGAGCAAGGGTTCGCTGATTCTCTTCTTGAGTCCGACTCCATCAAAGAAGGCACCAAGCCGCAAGCTGGCCTGATCGCCGCCAGAAAGCTTGACCTGATCCTCGCCAAGCAGGGCATGCCCCGTAGCGAGCGACGGTCACTCATTCAAGAAATCAAGTCCGGCACGCCTTGCGCTGCCGGGCCCGGTACGCAAGACGCTGCCGACAACCTGGCCAATCTGGCCGAACCAATCGCCGAACTGGAACGAGCGCTCGCTCGGTTCTCGGCAGCCGCTACCAATTAAGGAAACGACACCATGTCCGAACAAGCCCAGTTGCTTGCCAAAATGAGCGCCGAGCTCGAAAAGGCTTCCAGTGATTTCAGCCTGAAAGCTGAAGCCGCGCTCGGCGAAGCGAAAAAGGCAGGCACTCTGTCTGCTGAAACCAAAGCCGCCGTCGATGAGATGGCTCTTAAATTCAACACCCTGACCGAAGCCGAGAAGCAGTTGAAAGCTCAGCTCGGCGAACTGGAGCAGGAGTTCGCACGCATTCCGACCCAGGCCGCTGCCTCTCAGCGCGAGACGCTGGGCGGTACCGTCATCAAAAGCGAAGCTCTCGCTGAGTTTGCAAAAAGCATTCAAGGCAACCGCCGCGTCAGCGTTCCGGTTAACGCTGCGCTGCTGAGCACTGGTGTTGCCGAAGGCGTCGTTGAGCCTCAGCGCCTGCCAGGCATCGACGTGATGCCGAAGCAGCGTCTGTTTATCCGCGACTTGATTGCGCCGGGCCGTACTACATCCCCCGCGATCTTTTGGGTTCAGCAAACCGGCTTCACCAACGCCGCCCGTGTGGTCGCTGAAAACACCGCCAAGCCGTACAGCGACATCCAGTTCAACACCAAGATCACGCCGGTGACGACCATTGCGCACATGTTCAAGGCGTCCAAGCAGATCCTGGACGACTTCGCGCAGCTGCAGTCCACCATCGATGCAGAAATGCGCTATGGCCTGAAGTACGCCGAAGAGTCTGAGATTCTGTTCGGCGATGGTACAGGTGTTCACTTGCACGGCATCGTGCCTCAGGCAAGCGCATACGACGCCGCTTTCATCCCCGAGGCCATGACCCAGATCGACCAACTGCGCCTGGCAATGCTCCAGTCTCAACTGGCACGCCTGCCAGCGAGCGGCCACGTTCTGCACTTCACCGACTGGGCGAAGATCGAACTGACCAAAGACACCCTGGGCCGTTACATCATCGGCAATCCGCTGAGCCTCGCCGGGCCCACTCTGTGGGGACTGCCAGTAGTCGCGACGGAGTTAGCTGCATTCCTTGGCAAGTTCCTGACCGGCGCGTTCCAGACGGGCGCTCAGATTTTCGATCGTGAAGATGCGAACGTCGTCATCTCCACCGAAAACGCTGACGATTTCGAGAAGAACATGATCTCGATCCGCTGCGAAGAGCGCTTAGCCTTGGCCGTAAAGCGCCCTGAGTCCTTCATCTACGGCACATTCGCCGTACCAGCTCCTTGATCTAGAAGGGCCGCCCAAGTGGCGGCCCATCGGAGGCAATCATGAAACTGAAGACTTTGAAACCGCTGTACCTCGGCGGCAAAACGCTCGTGGAAGGTACGTCATTCATCACTAACGAGCAGCACGGCCGGGAGCTGCTCCAGAAGGGCTACGCGGAAAAAGACAGTGGTGAATCAAAAGCTGTTGTCGATCTCTCCGAGGAGGCCGTCCCGCCCGCGCCGGTAACTTCCACCACAGTGATTTCGGATACCAAGCCCAAGGCGAACACCAAGAAAAAGGCTGACTAACAATGAGCGTGATCGATATTGACCTGGCGATGAGGCATTTGCTGGCAGAGCCTGAAGACCAGGTATTGGTCCAAGCTCAGCTTGATGCTGCCGAAGAGGCGGCCCAGCAGTTCTTGCAGCGCCGATTCTTTGTCGATCAGGCCGCTCTGAGTGCAGCAAGGTTAGCAACGATCCAACGCACCCGCGCCGCCCGCGTTGTTTATGCAGCGTCCGTAGCGGTTGCCGATCTCCCTGAGAATCTTGACTTGCGTTGTCGACTGCGCGACCAGGCAAGGCAGTCTCTATCCGAGAGTTATGAAGCCATTGACATGGACGAACACGGCATCGTCATCAACGCTGCAATCACTGCTGCGTGTCTTCTGAAACTGGGGCACTTGTTCGCAAATCGTGAAGAGGTCGTGACAGGAACCATTGCCACCGAACTACCGCTGGCCTCCAAGTCGCTGTTGATGCCATACCGCATCCGGATGGGTGTTTGATGAGAGCCGGTCGTCTTCGACATCGCATCACTATTCAGGCTCCTGGCCTGGTGCAAGATCCCAGCACAGGCGAAATGCTACCGGGCTGGGAAACAGTATGGGAGAAGGTGCCGGCCGAGGTATCGGCGCTCAGCGCTCGTGACCTTATCGCAGCTCAGGCGGGACAGTCCGAAGCATCCGGTCGAATGGTCATCCGTTACCGCGCCGGGGTATTGGCGACGATGCGCATCCTGCACCGGGGCGACGTTTACAACATTCAAGGGCCGCCCATGCCGGATCCCGATTCAGGTCTGGAGTACCTAACTATTTTGGTCGCGAAGGGGGTTAACGATGGCTGAAAACATCGAATTCAGCCTGATCGGCATTGGCTCTCTGGTCGGAAAGCTCCAGGCAATCAACTACGACACCAAGCGAAAAGGAGGTCGATCTGCGTTGCGGCGCGCTGCCCAACTCATTGCTGGCAAAGGCAAGGACGGGGCTCAGCGTTTGGACGACGAGGAAACCGGTCGTTCCATCGCGGAGAACATCGCCGTTCGCTGGAACGGTAGACGGTTCAAGTCTACGGGTGATCTCGCCTTCCGCATCGGCGTGCTGCATGGCGCTGTCCTGAAAGATGGCGGTGACAAGGCAGCGAATTCGCCGACGCCACACTGGCGGCTGCTGGAATTCGGTACGGAGAAAATGCGGGCGCAACCTTTCATGCGCAGTGCCCTGGCCGACAACATTAGCGCCGCGACCAACGAGTTTCTGAGTCAGTACGAAAAGGCGATAGACCGGGCAATTCGGCGGGCACAGAAAGCGGCAGGGGTGAAGTGATGAAACCGGCACCAATCTTTGCCGTGTGCGCGGCCGATCCTGCTCTAACAGCTCTATTGGGTGTATCCCCGACCAGGCTTTACCCGTTCGGGGAGGCTCCGGAAGGTGTGGCCAAACCGTACGCAGTGTGGCAGTTGCTCACCGGCTCCCCTGAAAACTACCTCTCCGGCCGTCCGGACATTGATGGCTACACCCTTCAGGTCGACGTCTATGCGAATACGGCAAGCGATGCTCGTGCAGTTACT